CAAATATGATAGTTCATCACTAGTTCGACCCCTTAAATTATTTGTCCTCTTCTAGTAATTACTCTATCTAGTAGTAACCCTCCATATCATCACTAATATCATACCCAATCTCATTGCGGGAATTATCCTGATATGACTTGTCTACAACGTTCTTATCTACTAAGCACTGATACGTTGGGAATCCGTGTACGAGTTCTTCTGGCGTAATTCCCATTTGTCTGATACGGCGAATATCCTGAGCATCCCTCAGCCTATCAGACATCTTCTCCTGAATGCTTGAACGATCCTGTATGCCTTCATATAACTGCTGATAAAAATTTCGAAGGCGAGTGTAGGCATTGTAATTGGATGCATAAGTTGAGTATGCCTGCCCTATGACAGACATCATGACGTCTATAGAGTCTCTTACTTTAGGTTCACGAGAATAAACAGCCCTTACTATAAAGTCACGTGTTTCACGGTAAGGAAGGAAATTCGGCTGACCAGGGCCTTTATTTTCATTAATCACTTGTAAATATTTTAGGAAACAAGCCCCGATCTTGGTAATCCATCCATTCCTATGCCTAGAGCAGAATGAAACAGTCTTAAGATCCCTGATATCCATGTTCCAGTACTCTTTGCAATAAAAGGACCACTGATCTCCTCCAAAAAGAACAGACCACTTAGTTACCCCTATCTTATAAAGATGATCATCTCCATAACAGACCATTTTAATAACCGCTATGATGTAAAGCTCTAGTTCCTCTTGCTGATCCTGTGGAGTCTTGAAGAGTATCCAAGTGAGAAAGCCGGAAAAAACAAATGAAGTAATCCATGAATCCTTATGAGAGGTATCATAACGACCAGAAGCGACTGACCCTCGTATGACACACCAAAGGCGGCCCATTAAATAGGTGACCCGGTACAGAGCATGTTTCATGATAAAAGTGACAATTCGCTCATAAATAGGAAAGTCTGGACTATTTTCATCATAGTGGATAGAACCTGCCGCATAATATATCTTCATCAAGGTGTTGCGAACAGACTGATCAAATCCCTTAAAATCACCTTCCACAATATCTCCATCCCAGCAATTAGTTAGGTCTACACCGAGGCATTCTGCAAGACTATCGCTGCCTCCGTGCCCCCACTTACTACCGATGCGAATCTGTTTTCCTCTTTCTAATAAGTGACGTTCTAGGAAACCAACACGCTCAAGGTAAATATGAATTGATGAGGGAATGTTAAAAATACGAACTTTATTAAGGAATGCCATCCACTCTACATCAGACCACTGCTTCCAGAACTCAAAATACACCTCATTCTTTGGGGGGGCCACCCATACAATTGTCGGCTCAATACCCCAAATAATGAACTTATAGAGCTGAAGCAAGACTTGCTCATGGAAATCTATCTTCTTACCTCGATTTGAAATCTTTATGTACTCATCGTAAGCCAATTTAATCAACTCTGGAGGTTTTGAAGGCATAAGACCACTTGCAGCACCTAAGTACATATCCTCGACTGTCTTAAAAGTACAAACATATTGTCTTTTCTGCGACAAGTCGAGACCCATCATACGATACATATTTGCTAATATGGGTTCCGTCAACTCTAGTGCCTCCTTCATACGCTCTGTAGGCTCTGTGCGGTCAAACTTCAAAATAGCATCTGGGAGTTTACGTGGATACATATTGTTCATAGCTGAAACTGCATGAGGTCTACCATTAGTGAGTCCACATGCCCAGTAATACTTGGACTCAACACGCATAGCCATTGCCCAGAGTGGGCGTATCTCCGTAGCTCCCTCGGGATGGTCCCTGGTCTCAGTATTTGGAATTCGTGGCGTCTGATCGCTCCATACCCACTTTTCCATTTCTTCGAACGAATAACCAAGGCCCAACTCCTCGAAATCCACATAATCTGAACGTTTCAAGGCATTTTGAATCTCCAAAGAGGGAGTTGGTAATACCACATCAGTGGGCCATGATGGTTGGACCTTCATTGGTGCATCTATCATACGAATACTAGAATCCCTAGTAACTTTCGCACGCAGATATTCTTCCGTAGTATTTATTTCAATACCATTTTGCGTCTTTGCCCACGCCTCCATCCATATTGCTGCTTCAAATAATTGTTCCTTAACTGGTAAGGGTGGTGCGTCCCATGAAAGCCCAGATGTATCTTTACCCCTGCCCACGATCTTTAACTGACAACCGCAGGTATCACTGTGAGTGCAATTCGGGTTTGTATAGGAAAAAAGCCAATTCTCTGCCATCTTCTTCCCCTTTACTAATTGAAAAGCTCTCTTTAAACCGTCTGACTGTCGTGTTATGCGCTGCACTATTGCCCCGCTCGCGCCCGACTTATGTAATGGATAATAAACTTGCACTGTATGGGCTCTCCTTTACCGGGAGATCCGTTCACG